TTACAAGCGTAAAGTTTTATATGTAATCCTGTAAAGTCCGTCATAATAAACCATGAGATGCAAAATAGGGCGACCGTTCAGAAGAATGTCAGCACCATCGAACTGATATAACCGCACAACAGATAAATGTTGCAGGAAATCGAATATCTCCAGGAGGTCATGAAACGGGATAGGACACCATTTTATTGAGTAATTCATAGGCCTGTCATTTTTCGTATAATAGGACAAGAAAGAAGACGGCCGAAATCATTAATCGGCCGCCCTTCGGGAAAATGACTTAGGTTTCACTTTAATAAATTACGAAGCGAACGAAAGACACAAATACAAATAAGGATAAGAAGCAAAGCTATAATTATCCATTCAGAACCAGCAGGCAAGAAGCCCAAAAATAAACATTTCATAACTAAATATATTTGGTTAATACAAATATATAAAATTATTCATAAGCAGGTCTAATAAGACGTCCAATAATATTAGTCAGTCCGGTAAAATGCCCAGCTTCATGCATAGTATTCCAAAGAACCTCTTGAACTTGTTTTACTCGATTATTATACGTGTCCGCATCAAACTGATTTTGCAAAGCTTGACCGTTTGCACGAACAACCGTTTCCGCAAGTTTTTCAACTTCATGCCGGGCTTGCTTATCCGTCAAATTCTTCTGTGAATACCGGAATGCAATATCGGCAGCACCTTGTGCAAGCTGGAGCTTTTGCGCTTGCGGCAAGAAAGATAGTTCTTGTTGGCGCATGAGATTTTCAGTAACGGCTAACTGTGTACGTGCCTTACTTTCAGCAACATTCTGTTCATTTACTGCCATGTTCGATACTTTCAGATTGTTATCGAAATCAGCGATAAGCTTATCCAAAGCTAAACGGGCTTCTTTCGTTTTGGCTTCTGTCTTCATTTGAAGTATCTGTGCCATAGCTTTTCCGGCAATGTATTTACCTTCAATACGCAGGTTATCCGCTTGCGCTTCCTTTACCTTGCGGTCGGGCATGGATGACAGCACATCAATAGCGCGACCAAGTCCGGCAGTAATTCCGGAATAATCAGCAGAGTAAGGAGTAGCAGTAGGAGGTGTGACACCTTGTCCAGATGGAGCACCACCGGAGGGAGCAGCACCACTTTGTGCAACGCCAGCAGAGCCGCCACTCATCATTAAATAGGGATTAAGTCCGGCGGCCTCAAGGCGTTCACGTTGGGCAGATGCCGAATTGTATTCTTTTTGGTCATTATACAAGTCCCAAGAATTTTGTTTAGCATCATTATAAAATTTCCATTGGTCACCAAGTTGTTGCTGATACATTTCCTTATTGTAAGCAACCTGTTTATCAAACATTTTTTCATTAAATGCGTTGTTCATTTGCGCAATCTCTTTATTTGCAGCATTTTGCGCGGCGGTTGAACCAGCACCGCCAATAAGAGACGCACCTGCACCGATGGCAGAACCAACAACGCCAGTCATTGCAGCAGTTGCCATAATTGTATGATTTTTTCGTTTAACATAAGATTTTTAATTTTTATTTGGGCGTCCGGGCGGGCTTTCCGGCTCAAACATATTCGCTCCGCTCATACTCGCCTGCAATCCCTGACGCGCTTCACTACGTTACGCAATGCATTCCGGCGTCATCCGAGATGACAGAGCGGTGTTCGCTCTCCCGAGCTCACGAGTTATAAATTTTTCCTTATCTCTCAAGATGTGCAAAGATAAAGTAGGGCTAAAATATCCGTTTATCAACCTGTACCAAAAATCATTAAATATACGCGCGCGTAAACGCACACGCACATTTAACAATTTTTACTACAGAACGCCAAACGTATATTTTTTCCCTGCATTGCTTTTTTGCACGTCTCGAAAGAAAAGGAAAAAAACATATTAGGGCTCCTCAGTCGGATTCACCTCATACGGAGCAGGCTGTTCGGTCTCCCGTTCGGCAGCGGCAGCAGCTATCATCTCATCCTGTGAACTCATCAAATATTGAGACCATGCCATAAGTTCAGACGGTGATTGAATAAACCGTGACTTCACAAAACTACACAATTGTTCGTCACTAAGCTTAGAACGCAATTCACGCATTTTAGGCTCATTAACTGAAAGATTCTCAAAATAAGCTGATAAACGGTCTTTAGTCATTTTATCCAATCGCTGCTGATTGAATAACATATAAATGTCAGATGTAAGAATAATAGTTTCTACACCATCAACTTCTAACTTTTCAACACAAAATTCATTAACAGGGCTAGTCTCTAGAAACTCACTTTGAGACAATTCCGCAGAAGTAACCAAACAAGAATTAACAGATTCTTGATAAGATTCTAAACGTCTTTTCGCAAACCACATAATAAAATATATTTATAAATTAATAAATAAATACAATTTCATACACTAATAGGGTAAACCATCCGTATCAAGATTACGGACTACCTTAATATCAAAGAATGAACTACACAAAAATTGGTCTGTAGATAATGCACTGTTAACAGCAACAGCAAATAACGGATCTAAGCAATTAGGATTTACCTTAAAAAATGTATAGTTCATAGGTGCAGCAGTTGGCTGTGGCTGGTTAACAGGGTCTTTCGAACCTAACTGGTTCAAAATAGAAACGTCACTATAAGAAATAACCCAATTCCGAAGAGTATCAGAAAAACCACCGATAGAACAATCAACCGAGGTCTTATAATCAATATACCGAGGAGCATAACCCAGTCCGGAATCCGCGTATGTTGAAAAGTCGCTAGCAAGCGGATTAATCATTTTCCGCAAAGGAACAAGTTCCATTCCTACACGGTCAAACTCAGGAATAGCATAATCAGTCGCACGAACCTTAGTAAATGCACTATTCAACAAAGTAGCAGTATAATCAAGTAAAGGCAAACAATGATAGATACATACAATAAGACCATACTTTCCACCTGAATTGAAGTTAATCACACCATTCGATACGCCTGTACCTTTACCGGCAATATCAGCACCGTTTTCACCTGTAATATTAGTATTTACAACCTCATTAATGTCAAGACTAGAACTAATACCACCAAGATAAGTACAAAGTTCAGAAAAACCATCACCAACAGAAACACCCCAATGTTTCTCTATTTGGTCCTTATAGTCTTTATTACCTGATTGTGTAATTTCTTTCCATTTCTGTAAAAATTCGGCTTGACGAAGTGCAAGAATTGTAAAACCTGTTTGTTCATCAGCGGGCGGAATCTTACCAACAGGAACAGCGGACAAATCACCGTATTGTTGATGTGGAACAACACCGTGGAACAAATCTTTTTGCCAATTACAGTAACGCAAATCAAACAGATTATAATTCTGTACAACCTTAGAGGACGTTTCGCCAGATATTAAACTGTCGATAGACATATTAGACGTACCATCCATATAATCAACATTAAAAGTAGACGGGGAAACACGTTCCCATTGACTATCACGGTAATAATCGGAATATATCTTTTGATAAGCCAACAAACCAAAAATGTTAAAAGTAAGATTAGACATTAAAGGCATACTAGACCAATTTTCACCAGAACTAGCAACATAATCATAAAATCTACCATAGCCAAGATATTCCAAAAGCTTAGCCGAACATTCAGAACGCGAATAACCAAAATAATTTTTATCATAATTCTTATACGTAGTTCCGAAAGAAGCAAGATAATCAGCAATCGCCTTAGCTGTAACAGATGGCATAACACCATCTAAAAGAAAATTTTGTGTAGGGTCAAGTGAAACAGCATGTTGCGGATTGTCATACATTTGCGTCAATACTGTATTTGACTTGTTCCAAAGCAAATCATAAGGTACAAAATAGAAATCGTAATACTCACGAATACGAGCGAATGCAGCCGTATTAATAGGCTGTGTACGAGTAAAAGATTTAAGGTCAATTCTAAAGCTATCACCTGGAAGCACTTCTTTTACCATAACAGGAAGTAACTCACCAGCTTTAGCCGTGAAATTTTTCTTGAACGAAAGGTCGAAACCATTTCGGGAAGTCTTGTTCCTAAGACTTTTTAAAGACATAATATTCGCCATAACAACACAATTAAAAGTTAATACTATTTATTTTAATCGATGAATATCTTATTCAAATCATTCAGTTTCTTATGCTTGATACGGTCATTAAACAGTTTAGATACCTGTGCAGAATATTGAGAATAAACAGGCGTCTTCTTAAACAATCTCATATCCATATAAAAATTATCATAGAAGTAAGGGTATATAGTGTTTTCCCATTCGTCAGACAACAAATCACCGTCACCGTAGAAATCTTCATTTTCAAAGAACAGCTTTTGAGACTCGAAGAAATCAGTAAGATGCATATAATCCAATTGACTATAAAAATCTTCAATAAGCCTAAGCTTACGCTTCTGCTCCGACAAGGTAGGTTTATCACAAACAGAATATAAGAAATGCTTAGAAAGGAGAAGTTCACCGTAAACACGATGGGCATACCTATCAAATTCAACACTATCCAACCTGAAATTAGTCACCTCCCAATCATAGAAATACTTACAAAGGTCATAAAGCTGTCGTTGGTCATGCAAAGCACCACCATCGAACAAATCCAAACAATAAGACGACTTATTCAGATGGAAAAGATAAACAAAAGTCGCTACTTCTTTCGCCAAAGCGAACGTTGTTTCACAGGACGGGAATAGATGCCGCGCCGTATCATAGATTCGGTAGCTATAAGCACGTTCGTGTGTAGATTTATCAACATATCCTCTACATCTGGGGTAGAAGTAAGAGTAAGCCGACCGCCATACATCAAATTCCTTATATTTGCCATTGAGCACGAAGCTTCTTTTAATAAAGTCATGAGGGGTAAGCGCATATACTTGCGAGCGTTGACCTTGCAAAAAGCCTTGACCCAGCCTTTGAGAATGTAGGCAGAATGGACAGACGGAACGCATTTTAAGAACTTCGGGTAGATACACACTGCTGTTAACATAACTCGCAACGTATGATGAACACTTTCCTTCGGATACTTGAACGTCGATACGGCCAAGGGTCCATGCCTCAGATACAGCCTCTGAACATATTTGTAAGACTTCTTTTGAGTTGAGGAATAATAAGAGATGATAATGCGGGCGGAAGTGTACGGGTCCGTATTCGCCAACGGCATAGTAACGCACTTTCTCTTTGGGCAACCGTTTAGTAACATAGTAACGTAATCTTTTTAAAAATAATTGTAAATCAGTTTTTCTAAGGTAGGGGATAGAACCGCATAGATTGAACTTCTGTTGAAGTAATTTTAATCGCGAAACCTCATAATCAAATTCACCGAGACTTTCACCCGTCTCTAAGTCTACCAAATCATAATGACAGAATAAATCAGTATCCGGGTCACCATTCACACACACAGGAGTAGAAACAGGAAGATAGTCAGGAGCGTAGGTAAGAGTAATGAAAACGGTATACATAGAACAATAACTCTCTAAATCGCACTGAAACGAGTAACGGGAATTTTTAGCAAGAACACAAGCCTTGCACTTTCCACAAGGAACAGTCATACAATCATGCGTATAAGGATTAACTATCCTTTTCGGATGAAGACAACTACAAAAGGGATTAAATAGCGCCATTACTTATAATCAACATCAACTTTTGTACTATCCACAGAAGTAGCTTGTGACTGTTCTGTAGATTGGGTACTGTTCATATTGTTTTTACTGATACTCATAGACATAGTGCATGAGACACAAAGCCATAAGGCGGCAATAGCTAATACCGCCTTGACTACAATTTCAATAGTTTTGTAAATTTTCTGATTGTCCATAACTGAAATATTAAAAGTTAATAATCAAATGTTTCATAGCTTAAAAAAGTCCAACCAAAAGCACGGGCATAAGCCTTAAAAACGTCAGAAGCTTCAACAAGAGAACAATCCTTGAATGTTTTCACATGAAAACGGTCTTCAAAGTCCATATAATGAACTTTTATCATACGGAACCGCTTTGAATACTCCTTTAAAAAAGAATGCGCCAT